TTTCGTCTTGCATCGGTCTCTCCTTTTGCTATTGCTGTGACGTGGGGCGCTCAATGGCTGCAAAGCGATTGTCTGGTCAAAACGTGTCTACCAAATGCGCTACATCTGAAAAACTCATTTTAACTGCGCCCCACACGATCTCTCAAATATTGAACCCCTGCTGCCGTTTTGCTGACGTAAACTCGCGCAGGTCACGCATGGCGATTTGCAGCTCGTTGGCGATGCTTGCAGGTGCGTTCAGCCTGTAGCGATCATCTTGCAGTCGGTCTACACGTTGTCGCAAGTATTTCAGCACGGCGGCGTCGGCTGGGGTCAGGTTTTCGTCAGCCATTTTCTTTCTCCTTTTGCTTCTTTAGTTTAGCAGCATTAGCAGCGTGCCGAGCAGCATCAGCAGCATTATCAGTCGTGCAACTTTCTCAGCAGTACGAGCAGCATCAGCAGCCTCACGGGCAGCATTAGCAGCATCACGGGCAGCTTTCAGGTCTTCGAGTTTAGTTATCGTGTTTCTCCTCTTGGTATTTCAGTTCAGCATCAGCACGATCAGCTTCAGCAGCATAACGAGCATCAGCATAAGCATCCTCGGCAGCAGCATAAGCAACAGCACTAGCAGTATAAGCAGCACGAGCAGCATCATAAGCAGCTTCAGCAGCATCACGGGCAGCTTTCAGGTCTTCAAGTTTAGTCATTCTATTTCTCCTCTTGCACGCGGTCTGATCGACTGGCTGGGGGCATAGGTGCGCACGCACTGGGCGTAGGTCTTGCGCCCACCGAGCGGTGGTGTGGCCTCTGCTATGACGACCAGCGCCTCTCCGCACGCCATCTGTGAGGGGTAAGTCGTGCTGTATGTATCCGCACCGATGTGGACCAGCAGGATCGTGATAAGGGGCATCATAGGTCTTCCTCCACTTCAAACCAGTATTCGATCAGGTTGCGCCGAAGAAAGGCGTGCTGTATTAGCCCGCGATTTATCAGGCTCTGCAATGCATATTTCACGCTGTAGCGGGTTGTCGGCAAATCAGACCCCGCGATGGCCTTTGTGACCTCCGTTAAGATAAGCCGCCGAGGCGAAATCAACTGCAAGTGATTGAGCGCCATGTCACCAAGCGAGCGCGTGCCGTCTGACCGTTTGCCGACGTTGGTCACGATGAGTTTTGGGACAACTTGCAGGTGGCCTTCAGATTTCGCCGCACGCTGCATCGCCCGCCCAATCAAACCTTCGTGCTTTGTCGCTAGCGATCTGTCTAAGTTGAATGCGTTTATCATTGTCCGTTCTCCTCTGCGATCACGTCGCGCAATAGTACGCCGATCCACTCGGCGATGGTCAGACCTTCTGGTGCCGTCTTGTAAATCCACGACGCTTCGTCAAACGTGATGCTCGTCAGGATTTCCATGATGCTCCCCGTGTTGCGGCTGTAGCGCTTGCGCAGGATGCGGTAACGACCGTCTTCTGTATTGATGCGACCTGTGCGCTCGGAGTAAGGCTTCAATTTACCGTTGCTCATCAAGGTCGTCATGCGGCGGGCGACGGTAGTGCTCTTCATGCCAACCCCGTCCGCGATTTGTGCAATAGATTTGCCATCATTTGCTAGTTTGACGATCTGCTCGTTTATCGTGCGGGATTCGGCCCCGGTCATGCCATTGGCCATGCTCATTCTCCCTCTGCGATAAATGCGTCAATGTCGATGGCCCAGAGGCACATCGTGGCACGCTGTAAATTTGGCCGCGCATGGACATCGGCACGTACGATCTGGTTGCGGTTAAACATCGCCAGAAGGCGGTCTCGCACTATCGTGCCGCTGGCCCCCAACGCCGTCGTCAGTTCGCCCGTCGTCATGTATAGCGAAGCGCTGAGTTGCTCAAAAATCCTGTCGTCGATCAGGGCAGATGGCGTGGGCTTTGGCGCTGTCTTTTCTGGCGCTGGCTGCTGGCCGTTCACGGGGCCGACATCCATCTGGCATACGCGCCAAGGTGTTGTTGCGCGGAGGGCTTCAGAGTTCTCAACGATGACTACATCGTAAGTGTGGCCAATCTCCATGCTAGCGCCACGCATAATATGTGATGGAACGAAGACTTGACTGTAAGAGCGGTCGTCTTGGCGCAGGGCAAATCCAGTGTCGGTTGGTAGGCGGTTTGTGATCGTGATTGTCGCGAGGGTCATTTGCTAGTTCCTTTAGTTTGATTGATGATTGCGTAGAGTGCGCAGAGGCTGACGCTGTGGACAGCGGCTGCGGTGATGGGTCCGATGATGGCAGCGTCTGCAACTGCGCGTCTGAGGGCGTTATCCATGCTGCGTGGCCTCCAGTTCGGCAATCTCGGCCTCATAGCGGCTGATGCGATCGCCGTAGTCTGCAAGGTCGGCGCTGACAAATGATGGGCGGCAGCCGTGGCCGTATTCTGCCAGCATATTGGCCGCCATTTTCTCAGTGTGCTGGATGGCACCTTTGAGGAATGCAATTTCGTCTCTGGGTGAACGTGTCGTCATTGGTTAGTCTCCTGTTTACTGAATTGCGACGAAGAAGAGTGTCGGGATGCCGAAGCAGATGATGCCGGTTGCGAGTAAGGCGAGGCAGTCTAGAAGCGCGTATCGGATGCGGTATTTCATGTTTGTCTCCTTGGGTTGGGTTGGGTGGGGCCGAAGCCCCGTTGTTTAGTTGATGATTTCGATTTTAACGTCCCAGTCTTTCATAAGACGGCGGTAGTTTGTGAGTTCTGCCTCGCCGCTCACAACCATGAACTTTTCCACTTCGTTCCAGTCTGTTGTTTTTACCGCGATAAATCCTGCGCCTTGGAAGTTGCGTTCGTTGATTGCTTCGCCGTATGTCATTTTCGTGTTCCTTCTGGGTTAATTTCATTTCGTAAGACATTCATAATCCAGACCGAAATGTACTGCAATACATAAAATGCATGTTGACGATATTTATTTGATACGCTATCGAAGGGCATACAGAAGGAGAACGACAATGAAACCCAAACTGATACAATTCAGCGACGAGCATGGCGCAATCATACAGGCGGCGGCCGACAAACTCGGCATTACGTTTACGGCATTCGTCCGTATGGCGGCACTCAACCAGGCGCGTGACACCTGATGGCGACCAACGGCCGCAATAAGGGTGCAGCGTTTGAGCGTGACATCGCCAAGATGCTGCACGATGAGCTTGGCATTTCTTTCAAGCGTGACTTGGAACAATACCGCGAAGGCCTGCACGGCGACTTAATCCCGTCAGACCCTGACTTCCCGTTTACATTGGAGCTGAAGCGCTTCGCTGACGGACCCATTGGCGGGCAGAAGGCTTGGTGGGAGCAGACCTGCGCCGCAGCAAAGCGTGAGAACAAGGTGCCAGCGCTGATTTACCGATACGACCGCAGGCCGATCCGCTGCGTCGTGCCGATGGATTGCGTGATCGGGCATGAGACCGAATTTGTCGTCGAGATGGACTTCGACGCATTCTGCTATTTAGCAAGGGAGGCAATGGCATGACAATGTTCACATCGGACAAAATGTCCAATGAGCAATACCACGCCACAGACGCGATCTCGTCGTCGGCAGTGAAGACTGTCCACGGCAAGTCGCTGGCGCACTGGAAGGCACGCAGCAACTTCACGGCGACCACTGCGATGGCGATTGGCACGGCAGTCCACGACATGTGTCTCGAAGATTCCCAAGGCGTCATGCGCGGTCCCGCAGATCGCAGGGGCAATGCATGGAAAGACGCATTTGCCGACGCGGAGGCTGGAGGCAAACTGCTGCTGACTGCTGGCGACTATGACATCGCACGCAGGGTGGCGGACAGCGTGCTATTCCACCCGGTCGGCCAGATCATGGCGGGCAACGACACGGTGAACGAGGCCAGCTTCTTTGCCATCGATCCTGAGACCGGGCTGGAATTGAAGTGCCGCCCGGACAGCTATCGCATGAGCGGCGGCGGCATTGTTTACGATATCAAAACGTGCCAAAGTTCACTCCCACGGGACGTAGCCCGCGACGTAAACACGTATTCATACGCGTTGCAGGCTGCGTTTTATTTAAAAGTTTTACGTTTGGCTGGCTACGAGGCCAAGCGGTTTTCATTCGTTTTCGTTGAGAAAACAGCACCTTACGCTGTCAACGTCAGCGAACTGAGCGACGACTTTCTTCAGTATGCGGAGCGTGAAGTTGACGCTACGCTGATGAAGATCGCAGAAGCCAGTCTGGTCAACAGCTTTGAGACTGGCTATTCAGATAAGGTGAACACCTTAGAACTACCCCGTTGGCTGCAAGCCGACAATTTTGACAACAACTGAAAAGGACAACGACAATGG